GTACCATGGTGGATGCGAGGTCGATTAAGAACTAATCCGTTTGATGCTGACGGAAATGTGTGCGAAATTGAATGATAATAGTATTTATAGTAACGAGGTAACATAATATGGCTGGTTTAGCACCAAAATTACCACTAACACAAGATTCGCGTGATGGCTATACTTTGCTTAAAACAATGGACAATATGTTTAAACAGAATCTTAAAATGCTAATTCTTACTGTACCCGGCGAAAGGGTTATGGATCCTGGCTATGGTGTAGGCATGAAAACATATTTATTTAATAGTTTTAGTGAAAGTACTTATGCCAACATAGATTCAAAAATAAGAGAACAAGTTCAAATTTACATGCCGTTTGTTAAGATTCAACGTATAGCATTCAATGGAGGTTCCCAAGATATGAATCAGTTATCAATATCCATTAAGTATTCCATCCCCAGAATTGGCACGACAGATTTATTACAATTTACTATTTAAGAATTGAGGGTTTTTTATGGCCGATGAGCAAAAAAAGATAGTTCCCATTGATTATACTCATAGAGAATTTAATTCAATCCGCGATGATCTTATACAAATAGCGGAAAGACTCTATCCTGATACTTTCCAAGATTTTAGTGAGGGCTCCTTTGGGGCCATGATGGTCGATGCGGTTGCCTATGTGGGCGATCAGCTTTCTTTCTATTTAGATTATAGTGTTAACGAGACATTTCTAGATACAGCATATCAGTATGATAATGTTTTAAGACAAGGAAGAATTTTAGGATATAAATACACTGGGCGCCCCTCAACTTTTGGTAAAGTTGCCATATATGTGTTGATACCAGCCTCATCAACGGGACTAGGCCCAGATAAAGATTATGTTCCAATTATGAAACGTGGCTCTAGATTTACATCGGTAACTGGATTAAATTTTGTTCTCACTGAAAATATTGATTTTAACGCGCCCCAAAATCCGATTGTTGCCGCAAGAACAAATACCTCGACGGGCGCCCCAACGTACTATGCGATCAAGGCATACGGAACTGTAGTATCCGGCTTTTTCAGTCGTGAAAAATTAACGATAGGGGCATATGAAAGATTTAAAAGAGTTGGACTAAGAAATCGTAATATTTCAGAAATTGTTTCCGTTATCGATTCCGATGGAAAAGAATATTTTGAAGTAGATAATTTATCGCAAGATATGATCTTTAAAGAGGTATCCAATATTAATTTTAAAGCTGATAATGTACCATCAATTTTAAAGCCATACTTGGTATCAAGAAAATTTGTTGTAGAAAGAGGGCGCAACAATACAGTTCTTCAATTTGGAAGTGGAAAGTCGGGCCAATCAGATGTTATAGCCGATCCCGGCGCCGTAGCAATGGATATTTTTGGAAAAACTTATGTAACTGATACCACATTTGATCCAACAAAATTAAGCAAAAATGATAGTCTCGGGATTGTTCCCTCGAACACAACTTTGACTATAACATATCGAGTTACTAATCCTGTTAATTCTAATTTAGCAGTAAATACACTAACACAAGTTCCAAATGCTATATTAGAGTTTAAAGATAGAAAATCGCTCACTGCCGGAACTGTTAATACAATTTTATCATCTGTTGAGATAACGAACGAAGAACCTATAGTTGGTGATGTAACAAATGCAACTACAAGCGAGATTAAAAGAAGAATTTTCGACACCTTCCCAACACAGAATAGAGCAGTAACTCAGGCTGATTATGAAAATTTAGCATATCGCATGCCAGCTAAATTTGGCTCTATTAAGAGATGTTCCGTACAAAGAGATCCGGATGCAAAAAAAAGAAATCTAAATATGTATGTTATTTCTGAAAATAAGTTTAAAAAACTTACAGCTGCAAATTCAACTATAAAAGATAATTTAAAGACATGGCTCAATCAGTATAGAATGATAAACGATACGGTTGATATTTTAGATGCTTTTGTTATTAATTTTGGAATTGAATTTATAATTACTCCAGCTACTGGTGTTGATAAATATGATGTTCTACAGGCTTGTGTAGCACAATTACAATCACGTTATAGTAATAGTTTCTACATCGGTGAGCCGGTGTATACGACAGACATCTTTGCTGAATTGAACAAAGTCAAAGGTGTGCTTGATGTTGTTAAAGTAAAGATAACAAACAAAAGCGGAACGGGAACTGCATCGAGTTATTCTGGAGTACAGTTCGATATTAATGAAAATATGTCTCCAGATGGAACCTATGTTGTTATTCCAAAAAATGCCGTTGCAGAACTTAAATACCCAGGAGTGGATATTAAAGGAAAAATTAGATAATGGCTTTAAAACATTATACAGCTTCGGCTGATACAACTATTGTTAATGCTTATAAGTCAAATTTAAAGACACGGGGTACTGGCTCCAATATGGGCAACGCTGATGTCGTAGAAGTATTTTCAGTTTATGCGCGCCAAAGTACCAGTTCCCAAGAACTCTCTAGAGTTCTTATGAAATTTCCAATAGATGATATTTCTACTGACCGAACAGCGGGAACGGTTCCTGCGAGCGGTAGTGTAAGTTTTTATTTACGGATGTTTAACGCTCAACATTCAAAAACGGTTCCAGAAGATTATAAGTTGGTTGTAGCACTAGTATCTCGGTCTTGGGAAGAAGGCGCCGGCCTCGATTTAGAAACATATAAAGACGAAACAAAAGGCAATACTGGCGCCAATTGGCTGTCTGCATCTAAAGGAGTGCTTTGGACTAATGTTGGCGGTGATTATCTTACCGGTGCAGCGGCAACCGAGGGCGAGCGCGCTTATAGTCAGTCATTTACTACTGGTTTAGAAGATCTTGAGATTGATATTACGCCGTCTGTAGAACAATGGATTGCTGGAGATTATAATAATTACGGCGTTGGGGTATATCTATCTCAAAGCTACGAAGCTTATTTCTCTAGTTCGACTGGCGAAAATAGCGGTAGCGTTGTTCATAATGTAAGTGGCGCCACAAAGTCATATTATACAAAACGTTTTTTCGCAAGGGGCTCACAATATTTCTTTAGGCGCCCAGTGATCGAGGCGCGCTGGGATTCGACAGTAAAAGATGATCGAGGAGATTTTTATTACAGTAGTTCTCTCGCTCCCGCAGCAGACAACTTAAACAAGATTTACCTCTATAACTATATTAGGGGTCGTTTGGCGAATATTCCCGATTTAGCTACTGCCGGCGAAATTTATGTCAGTCTATTTTCGGGTTCGGCAGATAATTCGGCGCCCAGTGGATCTAAATTGGTGCTGTATGATGGTAATACAAATATTACAGGTGGTTATGTTTCTACGGGTATATATTCGGCCTCTATAGGTATTACAGCCGCCGCAACACCAATAACAAGTTTATTTGATATCTGGCATAGTGGTACGAATTCTGGGGCCCGTCTCACTGCTGGCGGTACCGTTTATGCTACTGGTTCTATTACGCCTATTGTTGTAAAGGCGGCCCAGACAGTTTCCAAGCCAACGTATTATATAAATATTACGAACTTAAGAGACAAATATCGTAATAATGAAACAGCCAGATTCAATCTCTACGTCAGAAATAAAAATTGGAGTCCAACCATTTATACAGTAGCAAATTCAACTCCAGAAAGTACCACAATTGTAAGTGCTTCTTATAGGGCATTTAGAATAATAGATAGCTATGAAGCAGTTCCTTACGGGACTGGTTCTGATTTCCATACTCAACTATCGTATGATGTTTCTGGTAATTATTTTGATTTTGATATGAATCTTTTAGAGCCGGGATATATGTATGCTTTTAAATTTGCTTTCTATGATGCTGCATTGTCTTCTTGGTCCGAACAGCCTTATGTGTTCAAATTCAGAGTAGAAGACTATGAGTATTAAAAAACTTTTTGATTCAACAAATAAAACTAGAAATTATTTGTCAGATACTAATGAAAAAGATGCATTTGGGGATGTTGAATCTGCAAGAAATGTTCGCGCACTTAAAACAAAGCAGGACGTATTTGTACCGCATGTAGACTACTCTGATCCAACTAAATTCGCGAAATATGGCTCTGCCTATCTATACTATAAATCTGCTGTCGAGTACATTCATGATTATTATCCTTATGATGGATCTGACGCCGAAATTAATGAATTTTATAATAAACTTATAGGTGTTGAAAAGCACGTCTTTAATGATTTATACCCCAGAACAAATGGTTACGCTATAATAAGTGCTGATGGATGGGGAGCAAAGATAGGTGGCAAAGTTGAAGGCTACGGGCGCCCCAATAGTTTTGAATATATTACTTTTTTTGGTGGCCCAAATACATCCTCTTACACGAAATTAGCAGAAGCTTTTAATAATCCAACAAACAATAAGACACAATTTTCAAACATATATGATACAGATATTTATACTTCTGAGGGATTACCATCTGATTACGCTTCTGGTTCACGCGAATCAAATCTAAGAAGTAATTTTGATGAAGGCGTTACGGTTGAATTTTGGCTAAAAACAGGTTCTGTGGCCGATGGCGCCATATTCCCAACGACGTTAACCGAGAAGCAAGTTGTTTTTGATATGTGGAATAACGTTGCTACTTCTAGCGCTGATTATGGTAGAATTACAATTGAATTAAGTAATTCGGTCAACCACCTGGGAGCACCCGCCGGCACAACGTCACCATTTGTGCTTACAGTACAATCTGGTACTAGCGGTATTTATACTTCTTCGATTGGTATAGGTCTCTCGGCATCGTCCTTGTCTGATTGGGCTCATTATGCATTTGTTATACAGAATAGTGGCAGTTCTCTTGTATCGAAATTATATGTTGATGGTGCCTTAAATCACAGGTCTGCTTTCTCGAAACCCGCTACAGCAACAATAACTATTACAGATTTCAGCGAATTAAATGCGGGCGACAAAGTAAATTTGGTTGCTACGGACGGTACCAATTACGATTTCACGCAGGGCGACCAAAGTTCGGTCAATGGTACATGGGAAGCCACCACTTCAAACGATACTACTGCGACTAACCTAATGAATGTGATTAACACTTCATCGGGACCAGCGGGAACGAGATTTACCGCTACGGTGGATGGAGCAGTTATTACTGTTACTCAGGCCACAGGCGGCGTTGCCGGCAATACAACGATTACAATAACCGACAGCGGCACCACTGGCATGTCGGCAACAAATTTCACTGGGGGTACCTGGATCTCTGCCGCATTTATTACTGGGACATACGCGACCGCCAAAGAACCCAGCTATGGATTCACGGCTGAAGCAAATATAATTTTTCCCAGCTATACTAATTTAGATACAACATTCGATAGAGATTTTAACACAGCATCGCTATTTGGAATGTATGAGGCCACGAGGTCCGAGGGCGGCGCCGACGACGACACAACATGGCGATCTACAGATAGAGCAAATTTTCAAGTTTTTGCGGTCAGGGATTCTAAAAATTCTAAAAATGCTTATTTTGTATTAACATCATCGAATTCTCCGGAGCCATTTTCGTTTTTAACTAGTAGTACTTTTCTGGATGTTTATAATAATGAACAATGGAATATATCTGTTAGACTTAAGCCAGATAACTACCCACTAGTCGATATAGTAACTGGTTCTACTACTTCTAATTATATTGTAGAATTTAGAGGCGTTAACGCCATTGGCGATACTGTTCAGAACAGTTTTTACACCACAGCTTCTATTACAACGACCCTAGGTAGAAATTTCGCAAAAGTTGCCAAAAGAATGTATGTGGGGGCCACAAGAACGAATGTAACAGGCGCCCTTCTTCATTCTAGCGATGTTCTTGTAGCTGGATTGAAATATTGGACCAAATACATGGAGGATGGCGAACTTAATCAGCATTTATATGATATAAATAATCAAGGCATATCCGGTTCATATAGAAATATTTCCGCATTAGATTCTAATCTGATACAAACAGATGCTCTGAATTTAAATACATTAGCTTTGAGTTGGAATTTTGATAATATAACTGGCTCAGATAGTAATGGTAATTTTTATTACGTAACTGATATTAGTTCTGGATCGACCGAATTAAGAAATAATTATGGCTGGATTGGTGAAATTGCTGGATATCAGCATACTGGATATGGATATGGATTCGAAGCAAGTTCTACTGACGTAGTAGATAAAGATCGTCTTAATTCCTTGAAATTTACAGACCCTGAAGCTCCGGTTTCTTCAGAAATGATTAAAGTTTTAACCGATAATGAAACGTTTTTTCCAGACATTGAAGCGCGCCCAAGATTTTTCCATGTCGTTGAGAAGAGTATGTATAGTGCGATATCGGAAGAAATACTTAAGTTTTTTGCTGGTGTTGTTGATTTTAATAATATAATTGGTGAATCTGTCAATAGATATCGCGAACGTTATAAATCATTAGAAAAATTAAGAGAGATTTTCTTCAGAAAAGTCACGAATACTTCAGATGTAGAGAAATATATTGATTATTATAGATGGTTAGATGATGCAATTGCCGATGTAGTTAGTCAATTGATGCCGGCAACTTCAGGTCTTGTTGGTGATGCCTACAATATAGTTGAAAGTCACGTCTTAGAAAGAAATAAATATAGAACCAAATTTCCGACTTTGGAATTTAAATATTATGATGATTTAGAAGCAAACGCAACGGGGATTGAAGAGAAGCTATATGATTCGTTGTCCGACGCCGCCGCCGCGGCAAATATGACTACGGAAGACTTCGAGGCCCTTACACAGAATACCCCAGCCGCCGGCTCGCGAGGAACGTCTCGCCGTTTCAAAACTTCTGGCGATACTGCAGTTGATGAGAGACTAAGAGGGATTGGCTCAAGGGCAGCACTTTCTAATAATCAAAAACGAAGAGTTTTTTCTGACGCCGATGGGACAGTTTATGAAACAAATCCTCAAATAGTCAGGGCTTTTGCCAAATCATATATGATTGAAGCTGATAGGGGAGAAAATACATCGCCTAGTACTATTGCGGGTGGTGCGAATTTCTCTAAAGATAAAAGAATAGGCTTCACTTATAATGCTTTGTATCCTGCTGGCCCTGTTATCACTAGTGGTGGAGTCTTTGTACCGCAAAATATTTTATTAGCTTTTAAAGAGGATTTTGTACCACTAAAGAGCGCCTCCTTTACTCCATATCCAAACAAAAAGACAAAGAGAATTATAAAGGTACAACATGGGCGCGCCTGGGAAGATGGATATGGATATGCGAATGTGAAATCAACAATGGCATTTCCGTTTAATATAATGTGTTCTTCAGTTGATTCGGGCTATAACAAACATGTTATTCAAAATGTTAGCGCCAATATAATGATCACCAATCTTCATAATGATGTATATGGCGATAATATGGAAAGACCAATGCAGGGACCATTTACGGATTATGCAGTTGGTGGCCACCAATCACGCCACGTAAGTTTAAATACAGGATCTGATAACTATACAAATCGTCCAGAAGCATGGAAGCTTCTATTGGGTGTCTTTGACGCTACTATATCTGGGGGCATTGGCATGGTAGGTGCCGATTATCCGTGGCCAGAAGCAAACGCTATCGGTGCCAAGCCATATCCAATGACCGCATCTCAAAAAGCAGTATTCTATCGAGACCATATCGCAAAAAGACCGGTAAATATTCGCAATATTCATCACACGACTGGATCCGGAAAGACCGGTTCTACAATATTAGGAAATTTTAATAATAGATATGAAGTTGTTCATAGTGTCGGAGCTTTTACAAACCCCCGCGGTTTTGTAGATAATCAACCCTCGTTGCCATCTCAGCTTACAAATACCCCTTCAGGTACACAAGGTCGTTCGATTTTAGACATAAGAAGAGATGCGGATAGTCATTTCGAATTTATACCGGCATACTCAATCAATTATCTAACAGCTAGTGCCAATAAGACAATTATTCGTGGTAAGTTTTCATCTGTTGGTGGCATGATGACAATGAACCCGGGATATGGCGATATTCGTTCTGGAGAATATTCGGTTTATAATGCACTTAATTATAGAAATCTAACCACCATAAGACCAAATCAGAATATATCTGGTACGATTTCTGAGGATACTGGTTCCGGAACACCCGGAATTAGAGTAACTGATATTCATGGAAAAGATTTTGGTCTTCGAACTCATTTATCTCGCCATACCGGTCGATTCGGTAGAGATCCTACATTGATTGCAGCCCCCGGTGCCACAACTAATGAATCGCCATCATTCAATAAAATTCAAAGAAATACCCGTAAGAGAATTGTTCAAAATGCCGATGGAACATATTCTACTTCTTCCCAGTATGATAACTTCTTTGTGCAGCATCAAATTCCGCGCGCCGACCGTCAGTATGCCTGGATAACTGGTTCTTTGGCGGAAGATGCTCTAACTACAACGAGTAGTTTGGTAGGAACGGGTTTAAGATGGTGGGGCTATGCTCCGCTCCATGGTCCTCAAGCGGGCTATTATTCTAGTTCGGCTACAGGCTATACTGCTTATTTTGATTTTGTATCCGCCAGCGCAATTTTAGGTATTGCCGGCACAGCAGCAATTTATCAGCCAGCCTTAGAATTAAATTACTATATAAATGATCCGGTTGATGATAATGATGATAATATTTTAGGATACCCCGCTACTTCTGGCAATGCAGATTATTATAATACCACATTGATTGGCGCCAGCAAATATGGAATTGTAGGAAATCTTAATCAGAAGGCAGACTTTTTTAATTTACTGATGACCAAACGTAAGAATACTTTTGGCTATCGGGCCGCCCCCCAGACCGGTCCCTCTGCGCACCCGATATTACGAAAACACCGCAAGAACAACACATTTACAGCCGAGATAGGAACATCACAAAGATATACCGTAAAGCCCGTTACAATTCGAGGGCGCCCTGCATCAATTAATATGAATATTGGTGATGAGAATGTTACACTAAGAACAACTTATGGCAATGAGAATATATATTTTAGTAATTCTGAATTGAACGAAAGACTGCTTCACAATCCACCGGTCAAATCCACGGCGTTTGATCAGATTGTTGATATTGGGAACACTACGACTGGCTATGGATTAAATTGGGTTGTATACTCTGAAACATTATTTCCTTCGAATATTAATGAATTTACGACTGGCTCTTCCACAAGAGTAGGGTATGATAATCTGTATTGGAGAGACACGCGCTCAGCGAGAAATACCTTACATGATGATAATATTTTTACAAATTCATTTGGAGTGTATTTAACTCAAAGTGCGTGGC